CCAAAAATAGCCCCGGCGGGACTTTTCGGCAACACTTTTGACCCCGAGGGCTGCTTCGGGCCTTCCTTGCGTGCATGTACCCAATGGCTCGGGCGCCGAATCCAGATGATTCGTGTAAGGAAGGCCTCAAGAAGTCCTCGGAAACCCACCCAACCGAACCCGAAAGCCTGCTGAAAGGAGTTGTAAGCATGGCCAATCAACCACGGATTTCTTCGATGGGTCCGTCGAGACGATCGGCACCGGCAACTACTCCAGAAGGCAGAGAGCAACAGCTCGTTTCGCTGGCCCACGACCTCGTCGAAGAGCGTCTGAGAGACGGTACCGCCTCGGCAACCGAGACCGTACACTTCCTCAAGCTCGGTTCGACTCGTGAGCGCCTCGAACAGATGAGGCTTGAGGCAGAAGTCAAACTCCAGAACGCCAAGATCGAGTCTCTCGAATCTCAGGCTCGCATGGAGGAACTCTACGCCAAGGCGATCGGCGCCATGAGTCTTTATCAAGGCAACGCCGCTCCGACGGAACCCGTCTACGACGATGGCTACCAGTAGATCGTATTCAGAGCTCCGGCGGATCGAAACTTTCGAGGAACGCTTCCGCTATCTAGCTCTGAGAGGTCAAGTCGGAGAGTCGACCTTCGGGTTCGACCGCTGGATGAACCAGGGTTTTTACACCTCTCGTGAATGGAGGAATCTTCGACACCACGTCATCGTCCGAGACAACGGATGCGACATGGCCGTCGACGGTTACGAGATTCACGACTCCATCTACATCCACCACATGAACCCGATGACGATCAGGGATATTGAGGAAGGTAATCCTGACATCCTCAACCCCGAGTTCCTGATCAGCGTCACCCACCGAACCCACAATGCCATCCACTACGGCGACGAGAGATTGCTCCCCCGCCCTCTCGTCGAACGGAAAGCTGGCGACACGAAACTCTGGTAGGAAAGGCCGCTCATGGCAACCATCGCTTACGACCAGCATGTCACCGACTACATCGCCGCGCTCAGCGCCACCGGTCATGTCACCCACACGAGGTACAAGAAGACCTCGGTCACCTTCCACCACAACGGCGGCAACCTCACCCACGCCGGTGTCCTCTCCGTCTGGAAGACGCGTCCCGCTTCGGCCCACTTCGACGTCGACGCCCAGGGCCGAGTCGCTCAGTACGTGGACGTCGCCGAGTACGCCTGGGCTGTCGGCAACCGTGGCGGCAACGAGACCACCATCTCCATCGAGATGGCCGACAAGACGTTCGCTCCCAAGTGGGAGGTCTCCGAGGTCACCTGGAAGGAAGCCGCTCGTCTCGCGGGCTGGCTCTTCGCCAAGGTCATCAAGGACACGCCCACCAAGAACAACGTCCACTACCACCACGACTGGTCGTCGACCGAGTGCCCCGGTCCGTACATGGACTCGATCCGCGCCGAGCTGCTGGCCGAGGTGCAGAAGTGGTACGCCCACTTCACGGAGAACCCCTCCTCCCCGCACCCCACCACCCCGCCCAAGAAGACCTACGCCGAGGTCGCCCGCGAGGTGATCAACGGCGAGTACGGCAACAACCCGCAGCGTGCGAAGAAGCTGGAGTCGGAGGGCTACGACCCCGACGCCGTCCAGACCGAGGTCAACCGGCTCCTGAAGAAGGGCACCGGCACGACCAAGCCCGCTCCGGCCAAGAAGTCCGTCAACGAGCTGGCCAAGGAAGTCCTCGCTGGTAAGTGGGGCAACGGTGCTGACCGCCGTCGTCTGCTCACGGCCAAGGGCTACAACTACGACGCCGTCCAGAAGGAAGTCAACCGACTCGTCGGCTGACCGTCAAAATGAAAGGAGGTTTCCCACTTGGTTACAAGCATACTGACCAACGTCAAGAAGCTTGTCGGTCTCTCTGCGGAAGACACGAGCTTCGACCCTGACATCATGATTCACATCAACGCCATCCTGGCTGTTCTCACGCAGCTGGGCATCGGCCCGGAGGACGGCTTCACGATAGAGGACGCTGAGCCAACGTGGCGGGACTTCCTTGCCGACGACAAGCTGTTGAACATGGTGAAGACGTACGTCTACCTCAGGGTGCGTCTTCTGTTCGACCCGCCGTCGACATCTTTCGTCATCGAGTCCCTCAACAAGCAGATCGAGGAGCTCGAAGTGCGGATGAGCATCGTAAGGGAGGGTGAGTCATGGGTCGATCCGAACCCGCCTACCGTGGTAGCAGAGACGGTCTGGGGTTGAGTCACGCCGACACCAACAGCCATATCGTCGTCGCCATCCCCTCCGAAGACGACCCGGTGTGGAAGCAGTCCAGTGAGCCAGTCCCCCACCTGACCCTCCTCTACCTCGATGGTTCGGCGTTCGGGCCGACCGAGTTCGAGCTGGTAACCGGGTACGTAGAACACGCGTCGTCGTGTCTTTCGCCTTTCATGCTGGACGTAAAGCGTCGCGGCGAACTGGGCGACAAGCACGCTGACGTGCTCTTCTTCAACCCGAAGTGGGCCAAGGGCATCGAGGTATTTCGTTCGCAGCTTCTTCAGAACGATCTCGTCGCGAAGTCCTACCTGTCGATGGAACAGTTCCCCGAGTGGGTTCCGCATCTGACGATGGGTTACCCCACATCACCGGCCAAGAAGCCGGAGGGTGACGGGAAGCTCTGGTACGTCAACTTCGACCGGGTCGCTTTGTGGGCCGGAGACTACGAAGGACCCACGTTCCAGCTGGAATCGAAGGACTACGACATGGAGGTAGCTATGTCTCAGACACAGCGAGGCCGCGCCTTCATCATGGGCGACGGCATTTCTCACTACGGCGTCAAGGGGATGCACTGGGGCGTTCGCAAGAGCGAGCCCAGCGGCGGTGGTGGTTCGAAGCCTGCTGCTTCGGCTCCTCGCCCTCGTCTGTCCGACGACGCCAAGGCCGTGGAGAAGGCATTTTCCAAGATCGACCGAGGCGGCACCGACACCCTGTCGAACCACGAGCTTCAGAGCGTCGTGACCCGCCTCAATCTCGAACAGCAGTTCGATCGGCTGACAAGTTCGGGAACCTCTCAGGCCAATGCCGTGACTCAGGGGCACCAGGCCGTCAAGACCATGCTCGGCATCGGCAAGACGGTCAACGACGTCCACAAGTTCATGAGGAGCCCCACGGGCAAGGCCATCAAGAAAGGCATCAAGGCCGTCAAGTTCGGCGTTAAGGTCTACACGAATCCTGTCGGAGCCGCCGTGGACATCGTACGGCCGAAGAGCCACTTCACGAACGTCGGTAATTAGAAGGGAGGGTAGACGATGGCCCTGTCGAACACGGCGACGCCTAAGTACTACGGCGAATTCCGTAATGCTGTTATTCGCGGTGAGATCCCCGTCAATCGAGAGATTTCGATGGAGATGAACCGTATCGACGCGCTCATCGCCAACCCGAACATCTACTACGACGACGCTCCGGTCGAGGGGTTTATTCTCTACTGCGAGAACGAACTCACTCTGACCGACGGAAGTGATCTCCACCTCCTGCCGACCTTCAAGCTTTGGGCCGAGCAGATATTCGGGTGGTATCACTTCCTCGAACGGAGCGTCTACGAGCCGACCCCGGACAATCACGGTGGTAGGTACGTCACCAAGACGATCCGAAAGCGCCTGACGACCAAGCAGTATCTGATCGTCGCCCGAGGTGCCGCCAAGTCGATGTACGCCGAATGCATTCAGAGCTATTTCTTGAATGTTGACACGTCCACGACACATCAGATCACAACTGCCCCCACTATGAAGCAGGCCGACGAGGTCATGTCGCCCTTCCGGACTGCTATCACTCGTAGCCGGGGCCCGCTCTTTAAATTCCTCACTGAGGGATCGATCCAGAACACCACTGGCTCCAAAGCGAACCGCGTCAAGCTTGCGTCGACTAAGAAGGGCGTCGAGAATTTTTTGACAGGTTCATTGTTGGAAGTCAGACCCATGTCGATCAACAAGCTCCAGGGTCTCCGACCCAAGATCTCGACGATCGACGAATGGCTCTCCGGCGATATTCGCGAGGACGTCGTTGGTGCCATCGAACAAGGTGCGTCGAAGCTCGACGACTACTTGATCGTGGCTATTTCCTCCGAGGGAACTGTCCGAAACGGTAGCGGCGATACCATCAAGATCGAGCTTGCCGATATTCTGAAGGGTGAGTATCAGGCCCCTCACGTTTCGATCTGGCACTACAAGCTGGACGAACTCAATGAGGTAGCAGACCCGGCCATGTGGCTCAAGGCAAATCCTAACCTCGGGAAGACGGTGACGTATGACACCTACCATCTCGAAGTTGAACGAGCCGAGAAGGCCCCGGCGTCTCGCAACGATATTCTCGCCAAGAGATTCGGTGTTCCGATGGAGGGTTACACGTACTTCTTCACTTACGAGGAGACGCTACCTCATCGTCGTAAAGAGTTCTGGAAAATGCCTTGTGCTCTTGGCGCCGACCTTTCCCAAGGTGACGACTTCTGTGCGTTCACATTCCTCTTCCCTCTGCGGGACGGGTTTGGAGTAAAGACCCGCAGCTACATCACGTCCTTGACGTTGATGAAACTGCCGGGGGCGATGCGTCAGAAGTACGAGGAGTTCATTAACGAAGGCAGCCTCCACGTTCTCGAGGGCACAGTCCTCGACATGATGGAGGTGTTTGATGACCTGGACACCTTCATCCAGGAACAAGAGTATGACGTGCGCGCACTTGGTTTCGACCCCTACAACGCTAAGGAGTTCGTGACCCGCTGGGAGGCGGAGAACGGTCCGTTCGGCATCGAGAAGGTTATCCAGGGAGCCAAGACAGAATCGGTCCCGCTTGGGGAACTCAAGATTCTGAGTGAACAACGTCTTCTTGTCTTTGATCAAGCACTCATGACATTCGCCATGGGTAATGCCATCACCATGGAGGACACCAACGGTAACCGAAAGCTCCTGAAGAAGCGGCAGGACGCGAAGATCGACAACGTCGCCGCCTTGATGGATGCTTACGTCGCCTACAAGGCCAACAAGGAGGCCTTTGAGTGAGTCAACTCACCCACCATGGCGTCAAGGGGATGCACTGGGGAGTCCGTAAGGACGATGGCGGGGTTCATCGGTTCCAAACATCCTCTGTTCAGATCGAGCCCGGAATTCACAGCGGAACGAAGGAAGCCGCCCTTGAAGTTTCTGGTTTGATCGCCAGTCGCTACGGTTTTGAGATCAAGAACGTAAAGGCC